CCTGAGCCGTTACTTTGCTTATTATTCCAAATACAATTACAATTTTAAAGAATATTATTAATTTTATTTTCTCTGATTTTTTCATGATTTTAGTTTTTTGAATACATTCTTTTAAATCGTTCTCTTTTCAATTTTTGCCTTTGCAAATTCTAAATTCCCGTTCGAATCATATTATCCTCATGGCGAGTAAACATTCTAAATTCCATGTAATGATTCAAAACGTATTCTTTTGCAAATTCTTCAGATGCTGGCTTACCTATGATCTGACTTACAGCTTCGGTTAATGTAGTGGCTTTCATGATATATGTTTTTTAAAGGAGGCTTTTACACCTCCCTTGTTAATTAATTTTAAATCCTTGGGTCAAGTAGTATTTCTACATGATGTTGTTCAATTCCATCTTCATTTAGATAAACCCAATCAAAGACTTTGTAATTCTTATAAAGTTTGTCATTGAAGAAAATCAAACTTCCTTTTTTCCTTGGCACGCTTTCCATTTCAATTGAACCTAAACTTACATAATCAAGTTCTGAACGTTTTCTTCCATCTTGAACCAATTCTTTAAAAACTACTTTTGTACTCATTTTTTAATTATTTAGTGATTAATAATATTCAAATGTACAAACCTATTTCAAAACTACAAAATATTTTTGTAATTATTTTTATAAATATTTCATATAAAACACGAAAACCCTTTTATTTAAAAGGGTTTTAGGTGATATAAAAAATTTAATATTAAAAGGGTAAATCGTCGAGTTCTTCCTGATTGTTGTCGTTATATTGGTCAACTGCACTATCTGACAATTCAGTACTTTGAACGGGAGCAGGTTCTTGTCTTCCCCAGAGAATAGCATTTCCTAAAATCGGATAAGCCTTACGTTCTTCATCCGTCATTGCATCGTATTTCTCCTTTGGAATATCCTGTTTTATCAGGTGAGTGTCTTTCTGAGTTGCTGACATGTTACTTCTGTCTTTTATCTCATTGGCTGTCATATTCAAGTAAGCGCCTTTTTCTCCGACAAAAATCATATTTTCATCAATTGGAATAATTAAGCATTTTACCTTATTTCCATTTTTACCAGTAATCTCCCTTTCAACATGTTTCAGTTGCTTAAGATTTATTTTTAGGCTTATATTTCCCATCTTAAAGTAAATTTGCTATTACAGGATAATAATCAGAAACCAAAACAATGCCCTCGGCAACATCATCATTAATTTGAATATCGAACTCTTGCTCAATTTTCATAAGTAATTCCACTTCATCTAGGCTATCTGCTCCAAGATTAGTAAATGACATTTCAGGCTCAGTTACATGTGATAAATCGCAAATTAATGTATCTGCAATAAGATTGTGCAATTTGTCTTTTTGATCTTCGGTTAATTCATTCATAAATTTATTTTTAAGATTAATAATTAAACTCTTCCTTCAACATTATTGTTTTTTAAGTATTCCAACCTATCCCATTCGGATGCAATCAAAGCAGCAGATATAATCAATCTTTCCTGATATGGTCTGGTGCATAATTCCTCAAACCAAACAATATCCCAATTAAGAGGAACTAAACATGATTTTATTTCTTTCATGCTTAAAGTGTTGGCTGCTTCGATCAATTGACCTTCCTCATACCATTCTGGATGATTTGCATGATGTTCTGCCGTAAATCCGTGTTTACCTATTTGCTTTTCGTTTCGTTCAGTGGCTATTAATTCAACTGCATCTACTTTTTTAGGTTTACTTTTATAATTACCAATGATTTCATTTACTTTTGATCTTTCTTCCTCAGATAATTTTCTCATAATTTAATTTTTAGTTATTTTAAATATCCTTTTTCTCTGGATTCTTGTGGATGATCGTGAATATAATTATGACCATCACGGCTAACAGCAATCCAAGTGGCTGTATCTAAGTAATATTTTGCCCTATCTTTACCGCAATAAGTATGATGTATCTCAGTTGCTTTCCATCCTGATACTGGACAAATTTGGTTCTCTGGCTTCCCTAAAAACACTATCCTTTGAGCCGTGTACTTCAGATTGTCAATTTTCCTTTTATCTGAAACTTTCGGGATTGAATAAGCCTTTTTTTGTTGAAGCGGCTTTACTAATTTCTTACACTTATCACATTGGCACTTTTGAAGGGAGTTGTATTGTTTCCAAACAACCCCCGACAATTTGCACCTTTTTTCTTTGAAGTTATCCAAGGTCGTTTGATAAAAATAATTCGTCATAAACCTTTACAAAATCTTCGGCTTGGTCACTCGAATACTGTTCTACATTTTCAAGTGTTGGATTTGCTTGGTTATAAACCTCTGGATTTTCCAAACAATTTTTATTCCATTGTGTGAAAACTGCTTTGATTTGTTCTTTTGTGATTTTCATTATTGCGCTATTTTTAAATTATTAAGTCCACTTTGTTCAATCTGTTTAACCTCTGAAAACAATTCACCGCCCCGCTTGTCCTTGAAAACAAAAAACCAAACTTCATCTTGAATTTTATTGAAAGCCGTTTCCGCTAAATCTCCAATCATAATAGTTTCATCGATAGAATTTATTATTTCATCTGAAAATCTAATTGTTGCCGATGATGATAATTTCACCGAACCTAAATCATTTTGCAAAGAACCATGTATTACAATTCCTTTTGTTTCTCCAACTCCAACAACTGATATTCCAGAAATATGGCAACGATCAATTTCTTCTTTCCAGAAAGTCAAAGCCTTTTTAAGAAGTTCCTCATTTTTTCGGTTATGCTCTTTGGCGAAATCCCACCCGTTATTTAATTGTAACGAATAAGCTAAAACTTCTTTCAATTGATTTAACGCATTGACATAATCATCGCTTGGTTGCGTGTCACTACTTACCGTCCATAATTTATCCGTTTGGGTAAGGTCAAAGTATTGTACTTTTAAACCTTTTTTACCCGCAAAAACTACGTCCTGTAGTTCGAAATCCTTTAATGCTACTTTTACACTCATTTGTTTTAATTTTAATTAAGTCTATTTTCTACAACGTCAAAAACATCGTTTACCGTTTTGACTTCGGCATAATCTTCATCAGGAATGCTAATATCAAATTCCTCTTCAAATTTCATTATTATTTCTACAACATCAAGGCTATCCAATCCCATACTGTCTTTCAATAATGTTTCTGGCTTTATCCCGTCATTCGGAATATCTGCCAATTCTGAAATGATTTCAATAATTTTTTCCTTTTGGTCTTCTTTTAATTTACTCATTTTATATTTATTTATTGGTTACTATTTAAAAAACAAATCTAATTCTTTTTGTTCCGATTTCACACGCCCGTAAATCCTGAATATCATTTTATGCTCTGAAAATACAAATTTTAAACTAATTGAGTCGATGCATTTTGTGTTATCATCAACAATTGTATTTGTCGTTATAATTGGCTTTTTACGCTCAATTGCTTTGTCAATTTGCCTACCTGTTGGAGTTTTTAAAATATCCAACATTATCTTAATCCAATAACTCGATTTATTATCTAAATCAATATGTTTCGTATGATGATATTCAAATTCTAATCTCATTTTTTCCAATTCTGGAATACCTCGCAAATGATTATAAAGAAATTCTTTGCTTTCCTGAATTATTTTTGATGTAATGTGATACGATGTTCTGTCAGCATAAAAAAGATTTCCAGTTAAATAAAAATCCTGCTTTGTAACTTCATTTCCCTTGCTGTCAAACTTTGGTTTTTTATAATTCAAAGTCCATTTAGTTGGCGGGTCCGTTATTATAATTTCTTTGATTAAAACTAAATCACTTTTAAATAATTCAGATAAATACCTAAATAATTGATTCTTTTTATCAACTGATAATTTTATTAATGACTCTAAAAAGTTGTTATCTAAATTCATTTTGTTTTTCTTTTAACTTGTTGTAAAAATAAATTATTGTTAATGCAATCGACTCGTTTAAATCGTTTTTATCCACTTTTTTATCAAATACTTGTATTTTACCATTGTTTTCAACTTCTATAAAAAACGACCCTGATTTTGATATTGGATATACTTTGATTCCATTTTTATAAACAAAATAAATCTGTTCTGGACTAGCTTGTCTTTTGTGTGAATTCGATTTCGGCTTTGAGACTTTTAATTGCTTGCTCATGTTGTATTTTCAATTGTTGTATTTCCAATTCCAAAAGGCGTTTTTCTGAAACTAACTGTAAATTTCTTTTTTCAGTTGTTATGTAATCCGATACGGCCGCCTGTGTAATTGTTTCCAAATTCACGCAATATCCTTGTAGCCTCCAAACGCTTTGTATTAGTTCCGTTAGTTCGTCTCGCCTTTTGTCACCATCCTTTAAAGCCGTTATCCATTTTGTGAAAGCATCACATAAAAACAAAAAATCTTCCTCTTTTTTATTTAATGCTATCCAATGGCTCGTATCGGCAAAATCAAATCTTTGCCTTTGCTTTTTCAAAAACTCAAAATGTAAATTAGATTGTTTCATTTCAAGTATCTTATTTTTCTCTTTTTGGCTTTGTATGTCCATAACTAAAACGGTATTTCGTCAGCTTCATTTTCCTCAATATCATCGTTAACCTGCAATCCAATGGGTTTAAAATACTTCTCAGACGCATATTTTCGTTCCCCGTTATAATCCCAATAAAATTTATTCTTTGTTCGATCAAAATACATTTCAACATTTCCAAGTTTTGCAACTGATTTAGGTTTTGCCTTTGTAATCATAATTGTTACACCTGTTGGGCTGTTATCCTGCCTATGCACCGTTATCATACATTTGGCGTTATTGTACCATTCCGAACCCCCTTTTAAGTCATATGGTGTTGGCGGTCTCCTTTTCCCATCCTTGTCAGCTTCTGTTTTAATGGGGTGAATAACAATGTGAAAGTGCATTTTGTGTAACTCAGCCATTGCATTACGATAACTTAAAACATCTTCCAAATATTTGTCATCACGTCCAAATGCTTCACCGTCCATACCTACACCGTGTTTCATATCTTTCCAGCTGTCAATCGTTGCCGTTTGGATTCCTCCGATAGTGTCTTGATTCATTTTGGCAGCAATATCCCAGAACTCATAAGGCGTAATTTTAGCCTTTAAGTCTTTTTTAGTCAATATTTTGAAATGCTCTAAAACCCACATTAATTGTTTATCGGCTTCTTCTTCTGTAATATAATTAGAATTAACAAATCGTTTGTCAAATGTCTTTCCAGTTATTTTATGAATCAAAATAGCCAAAACTTCATTTTTATCTCCAACATCAGGAACATAAAGCAAATGTTTCCAACCATAAAACAAAGAAGTATTTAAAAGCATTTCCAAAAGAAATTCACTTTTTCCTGATTGTGGAAAACCTGTAATATCCGTTGTTCCTGGCAAACTCATTGTGTAATTTTCATGAAGAATTGGAAAACCTAAGTACTTTCCACGTATGGCACCGTTTTCACGGTATTTTAGTAAATCATCACGGGTATTTTGATAATTCAAAAGTTCGAAACCTTGTTTCATATTTTTTATTTAAAAAGGTTTTTTAATAGTTGATATGTCCTTTAGGCTTATTTGAATTAAAGTCTTTTAACATCATCAATTTACCATCGTTCTTAGCAGTACGCATCCATTTCCTCAAAGTAAGATACCAACCTTTGTTATTTGATTTTTTATTTTTAGAAACTGACCACGCTAAGCAATCTTCTATGTAACTTTTTAAATCAACTCCTGCGAATTCTTTTTTAAAATCTTCGTCTTTTGCTAATTCAGTTTTTAGGGTACTATAATCATTCCAAATACTATCTGAAAAGAGAATTTGCTTATTATCTTCTATATTATTAGATAATATATTATTAGGTACAGTTTTAGTACTACCTAAATCGTTTAAAATAGTACTGGGGTGGTACAGTTTTAGTACTACCAGTTCATTCTGGTAATATTTACAAAAAGAGATTCCATTAACGGTTAAATTTTCCTTTAAAACCAAATCTTTTTCCACCAAAGAACAAAGAGTTTTTATAACAGTACTTCTACTGGAACCAGTTGCATCTGAAAGGTATTTTAAACTACCTTCAAATTTTCCCTGATTATCTTTTGAGAATCCATAAATTATAGCAAAAACTAATAACTCATTTCCTTTTAAATTTAATTCATTGGTCATCCAACCCTGAACTACAAAATAGCTTGTACTTTTCATTATTATTTAATTTTGGATTGAACGTGAAGTAAAACACCAATTAAAGAATGTAAATCTTTTTTCTCTAAATCTATGGCTTGATGGTCAATAAAATTACCATCGTGATCTAATCTTTCTACTGCAATCAATACCGTCTTTTTTTCAATATTCTCTGAAATACACAATTCTACAATATTTGTGTTTTCCTCTTTTTTTGAAATAATGTGTCTCATAATAAAATAATTTAAGTTAAAATTTAAAAAAGAAAAACCCCAAAATCGTTTGGCTGTTGTAGAGAACGCCGCCCGATTATGGGGTTTGATAATATTTTCAGGAATTACTATCGTTCTCTACTCCAATAGTTTCACAAATATATAAAAAATTCTATTCCAACAACTCAATTGAGTTTTTAATTTCAATTGCCTTTTGATTTGATATTACAGATTGCTCCATGAAATAGCCTTTTTTAGCGTTTAAATGCTCTGAAAGTTTATGTCTAACACTATTTGCTATCATTACTATTTCTAAGTCTGTAAACTCAAATTCTACATTAGAAATCAATTCTACGAAAACACTTTCAACCCGCTTTTCAAGTTGTTGTTCCCTTGTCTTTTTTTTGAATAATCCTATCATTGTTATAACTTTTTTAAATTTTCTACTAAAAATTTGGCCAATTTAATTTTAAACTCACCATCAGGAAATACCCAAAAACTAAAACCTAAAATTAATTGTCCAAAAAGTTTTCTTAATTCTAAAATCATAATTCAAGTTTTAAATTATTATTATTCATTGCATTTCGTTGTTGACGTTGTTTATATTCCAAAGAAATCCACGTCCGTAAATCTCTTTTGTGTGACCGTTCCGACCTTGAAATAGTCCATCCAAAATGAAATATTAATTTTCCTTTTGCGAGGTGATTAAACACAGCCCCAAATACACTTGGTTTTTTTGGAATTGGATTTCCTGCCAAATAATACGCCTCTCTCAAATCGTCCGAGCTAAACCACTTAAATTGAAGTTTTACCCAACTTTCTGCAAAATCAAAAATAAGCATGTAATCGGTTTTGTTTCCTCGCATTACTGATTCAATCGCATCTTCTTTGGTTTGAATATCTTTTCTCATAATTCATATTTTTACATCAAATACTAAATAATGTAGGTACATTGATTTTGTATTCAATAGATTTTAAATAAAATAATCCATCATCATAATAATCTGGATTTAATTCAGCAGATATACCTTTTCGTTCCATTTCAAGAGCTTTGTATACTGTAGAAAATAAGCCTCCAAATGGATCATCTATTTTATCTCCTTTCATAGTGAAACGGTTAATTAATCTTTCAATTATGTCCAACTGTAAAGGACAAATATGTTTTTCTTTTTTACGATTAGCTTGATTTGCATTTAACGTGTTCATTCTATTAACATCTGTCCAAACCATTTCGCTAGCTGAAGTTGGAGGTATTGTCATAAACAATCTACTTAATTTACCGGCTTTTTCCAAGTCGTTACAAACTCTTAAATGTTCTTGAAAACTATAAAGACTTTTTTTGTCGTGATCTCTCCAACGATTAAATACTGTTTTCATTTCAGCAGTTGAAAGTTCTTCAAAACTCATAAATCTATCACCTGACGACTTCCAATAAGCGTGTGCATCCAATTGCCAGTTATCAATAGAATATTCATCTTTCGTTTTAATACATGGCTCATCTGCATAAGCATTATTCATTTCAGATGGACGTTTTCTAAATAAAAGTACATATTCTGGCAAACCAACTCCCATCTTTGTAGCATCTTTACATTGTTCGGACCATCCTAAACGATATGTTTGATTATTTTCTCTAACTACATCCGTTGTAACTGTAATTTTACCAACCAAATAGAATCCATGTTTTACAAAATGCGCAACTGTTTTACCACTGAAATCATCAATTGTAGTAAAAGAAGTTCCATTTTGGTATGAGTAACGAATTCTATCTTTAACATGGATTGCTGCAATTTTTCCAGGCTTTAATGTTCTCAAAAGATTTGGTGTTAAAAAGTCCATTTGTTTAAAAAATTCATCATTCCCGTTATTGTGTCCAAAGTCATTGTAATTATCTGAATACTCATAATGATCTCCAAAAGGAATTGAAGTTAAAATCATATCAGTTGAATTATCTTCCATTTCATTATGGACATTGATTGTATCATCGTTAAATATGGTTGCATTTCCAACGGTTGCACTTCTTTTGTTTTTAAAAATTTGTCTTTTCATGTCTGCTGTTATTTTGTCCGTGTTAAGTCCAAATTCACGTACAATGTTTATCATTTCTGTTTGTAATTCGATGTGGTTTTTCCACTTGTTTTTTAATGTTTTCAATACTTCACGTTCATTATTTGTGAAAATTGCATATACATTAACTTCATTTTCTTGTCTAAATCTGTAACATCTGTGAATTGCTTGAATGAAATTGTTAAATTTATAATCAATACCAACAAATACCATATCACTACATGCATGTTGAAAGTTGCAACCACTACCTGCTATCTCTGGCTTTGTATTTAAAATTTGAAATTCAGAATGTTTAAATCCAATTAATAGATTTTCTTTTTCAGTATTGGTTTGTGATCCGTAAACAGATTTTAAATCAAAATCTTTAAATGTTTTTTCTAATGATTCTCTTTCAGCTTCTCGATGGTGCCATAAAATCCAGTTTGCATTTGGTTTTTGATTTACCAATTCAAATGTTTTTTGAACTCTTAGATCAATACTATCTCTTTTCTCACGTGAAGTGTCAACAAGGTTTTTTGTAGTGTCTTTGAATAATACTATTTTACCCTCTTTGTTGGTAACGACTCCAGTTGGTGTATTATCAATTTCAATTTCATGAAAATTTAATTTTGGTAAATTATAACCGGTGTCATCATATCCTAAATCCGAAGGTTTGTTTATGAAAACCGCCCAAGACGAAACCCATTTCCAAAACTCTTCTTTTTTATTTGGATATAAGGTCAAATGACCCGCTTTTGTGGAATCTCTTTGAAAGAATCTAGTTAATGCATGTCCACGATCAATAACGTCTAAAAACACCGCGTAATTCAATATTTCAATAAAATCATTTGGAGTTGGAGTTGCTGTTGCTACAAAACGATAATTGATCTTTCCAAAATGCTTTAACACATAATTTGTAGTTTCTGTTTTCAGATTTCTAAGAATTGAAGCCTCATCAAATGAAACACCTCCAAAACATTCTGGATTAATATCTCCTTTTCGAACTCTTTCGTAATTGGTTACATAAATTGCCAATTCAGACGTGTCAACTAAATCACTATCGGTAATATATTTTATTGGAAATTTAGCACCTAAAAGATCGTTATCGTCTCTAAATTCTCCAACAACTCCCAAAGGCATACATATTAAAAAAGGCTTTCCAGTTTCTTTAATTATCAACCTTGCAATTTCCAACTGCATTAATGTTTTACCAAGTCCAAACGATGCGAAAATTGCGCGGCGACCTCCTGAAATTGCCCAATGAATAATATCTTTTTGGTGAGGCAATGCAATTGCGTTTATTTCTGATTTATCAATTTCTTTACCATAAGTCCCAGCTACAACAATTTTGTTTTCTAAAAACTCTTTATACTCCATTTGTTAGATATTTTTCAGCATTAATAACTTGTTTTGTCAAAAAGACTTTGTCTTCAATTGGCACCTCAAAACGGAACTTAACCAAACTTGGAAAATCTGAATGTTTGGGAATGAAACTCAAATCGTATAAATCTTTTTCGTAAATAAATCTATACTTCCAAGGATCATCTTTTAAGTGTTTTTCGATGTAATCTGTATTTTCAATCAAATCACGTAATTCAATTAGATTTTCCTCTTTTGGCAAAAATGCGATTGCTTCACCAAATTTAGTGTTGTGAATACAACTATTTGAAACAATTTGCCAATACTCGGTTTTAAATTCCTTTTTGAACAACTCAATGTTTTTCTGTTCCAAACACTTCACATAATCATAATGATTCGACATTTGATAGGCTTTCAATTCAGAAATACAACCTCCTTCAATTTCAACTTGGAAATCCTCTGAACCAGCCCAAAAAGGATATTTAGGATGTATTGTAGTTTGGTCAATTATAAGCTTGTATTCTGGTCCCAATTGCCAATGTACCCAAACTTCCCACGCTTTACCCCAAATCATTTCTTGCTTGTAAACTGGAAGCGATATCCCACGCCCGTATTCCAATTCCTTTTTTTTATCATCGAGATATGTTATTGCACCCGCTCCAAATCCGTAATCTCCTTTTCCAGTGATTGTGAGAACCGATATTTTGCTGCTTGTAATTCTGGCAACTCTATTTGGTTTGTTGTTCATTTTTCATCTTGTTAAGTTGATAAATCAATTTGTCGTATTCTTTTTCGTCTGCATTTTCGATAGTTTTTTTTATAAATGCAACATCCTGAGGCGATAATCTTTCTTCAATTTCTCCAAATAATCTATTTAAAACTTCTAATTTATCAGTTTCATCATCTAAATTTTGAGCATCGTAAGATTTGGCACTTTCTCCACATAAAGCAAAATGAGATTTCAATTTGATGTTTTGCTTTTGTTCCTTTGTCAATGATTCCCAAAGTTTAGTAAGTTCTACAACTCCCTTTTCACAAGTCAGTAAAGCCTCGGATTTAATACGTGAAATTTCTGGGTCTTCTTTTTCTCCTTGGTCTAACCATTGACGTATTTTTTTACCCGTTTCCAATCCCAAATATCCGTTTCCAGTTCCGAATGATGGTTTTAAGAAAGATGGAATTTTTAGAAACTTTTGCGTTTTTCCTTCGTTTTCCATCAACAAAGAAGCCGTCATTTCAAACATAAAGTTTTTTTCACATATTGGGAGTATTCCCAAACTTACAGGCTTTGTAGGGTCTTTAAAATCGGTTTTCTCTCTAGCACGAATACAACAAATAATATCCATATTAGACTGTAAAAGCACATTCATAAAAGTTTTATGTTCTCTTTTTGCTCCAATCCAATTAGCAATTTTTCTAGGTGAACCGTCGGCTTTTGGTGCGTTTGCGATATCGTCACAACCACCTTCACCCTCCCATTCGTGAGTTACGGAATCAATAACCAAAACTTTAACCCCTGAATCTTGAAACTCTTTTATAGCTTGTGCGTATCTCCCAGGACTGAAAGGTGGGTACAGATCACCAATCATAAATTTATCATCCAGAATATCAGCATACAATGAACCCCTTTTGTTTTCGGTATCCAAAAAACCTATTTCAGACGCTTTATTAACCATTCCTCGCGCCATTAATAAAGCCGTGTACGTTTTTCCACTTCCAGAAATTCCAGCTATTCCAATAACCGCTTTTGATTGTCCGCTTTCAACTGGACGTATATTTATTACTGCCATAATTATTTTTTAAGATTATCTTGTTTTAATTTTTCTGAAATAATTTTATCTAATGGATTTTCTCCATTTTCCCTGTTTAATTGATTTTTTAACGAATTAATAGAATCGTTAATTGTTGATAATTTGGAAACAATAATCAACAATACAAACACAATCACCCATCCCAAACTAATAAATACAGATTCCATTTTACAGATTGTTTAATTCGATTAATAATTCATTTTTCAAAGCCTGAATTTTAGAGTTTGCATTTTCAATGAAATCTTTTGTTTCTTGATTTTCGGTGTCCAAATGCAAATCGGCAAAATACACTTCCAAACTTTCAGAAATTATTTTTTTATCATTTGTCAAACGTTTAATTCTAGCTTTGTTTTCCTTTTTCAGTTTTTCAGCATCGGCTTTGGCTAATTCTAAATCCTTTTCGATTTGTTTTTCGAGTTCAATTTTATCGTTTTTAGATTTTTCAATTGCTAATTCAGCATCGGTAATTATTGTCTCAAAATCAATTGCATCACAATCTGAAATGCTTTCTTTTGAGATTCCTGCGAATAATTCAGGATGTGTAAAAACATTCCAAGGCTCCAAAGAAAATCCAATTTTTGACAATCTATTTTTACGAATTTCAAATACTTGTTGTTTTTCCTTTTCGGCTTGTTGTTCACGTTCCAAATTATCGGAATCAATTTTATCTTGAGCTTCTTTTGCTTTACGTTTAGCCTCTTTTTCAGCTTCGTCTAGTTTATCTTGTAACTCTTTGGCTTTGCGTGCGTTTTCCTCTGATTCGGCTTTTAAACGTTCGTTTTCGATACGTTGATTTTCCTTTTCTTGAATGTCTAAAAATTTAGCGTCAAATTGAATTTGAACACGTGATTTTACAGTTTCAAAAAGAACGTCATATTCTTCATAGTCAAAATCAACATTTACAACTGAATTAATTTCGTCACCCACTTTATCAACATTAATAAAGTTCATTGACTGAATCAATTCATAGCATTTCGACTCTAAGGATTCAATTCTATTTTTAATAGCTGCAATGCGCTCGTTTTCGATTCTCTCACGTTCCAAACGCTCATTTTCTTTAATCGATTCGTAACGCTTAACCTCAATTTGTTGTTTTTCCTCATGTGGCAAAGTAATTGAAATCAGTTTGTCAGTTTCAGATTTTACATCTTTTCTGAACCCTGCTAATTTTGAGGCAATAAGTTTGTCCTGACCCTCCAAAGAAGTACGCCCTTTTAATAATGCGGTTCTACTTTTGCAAGCCACCTCATAAGTTTTGTTATCCGTGATTTCCACAAATGGATTCTCTTTGACAAGATTTTCCTGTTTATCTTTCCATCCTTGTAATTCTGGAAGGTTTGATACTTTTAAATTTTCTAATGATAAATTTTCTTGATTCATTGTTTAGGTTTTTTTGGTTTAAACTTCTTTTACTAATTCTTCAAATGTGCATCCAGTTTCTTTCATGAAATTAAAAATGAATTTCACGGCTGCGGGTGCCTCCTTATCCCAATTCTGAAATGTCGTAGTAGTGACATTATAATGTTTGGAATGTTCGGACATTGTTTTCTTTTGTCCTGTTTTACGTTCGTGTGCTAATAAGGCACTCTTAACGTCAATAATCA